CTTTCAGACACTTGGAATCCTCACAAGCGTGTGGGCCATCTTTGACAGCCACAGTGAAAGCGGCCGACTTGAGGGTTACACCACCGACGCGCTCGACCTCGTGGTCGGCAAACCCGGCATTTCCGCCGCCATGAAAGCGGTAGGTTGGCTGGAATTCGACCCTCCCGACGCGACTGGCCAAGACGCTGTAGCCCTTATCCTGCCAAGGTTCGAGGCGCACATGGGCAAATCGGCCAAGCGCCGGGCGATGGAACTCCAACGCAAGCAAGCCGAGCGGCTGAATGAAAAAACTGTCGGCAAAATGTCCGCGACCGATGCGGACAAAATGCGGACAAAATGCGGACTAGAGAAAGAGAAAGAGAAAGATATATCTACCCCTGTAGTCCCCAAGGGGACGAATGCGAAATCCGGGAGTGGGGCATCCGACATTGCCGCCATCTACGCCGCGTATCCCCGCAAGGTCGGGAAAGACTCCGCGTTGAAAGCCATCCACCGGGCACTTGGCCGGATCTCCGCCGGGGATCTGCTGGCCAAGACCACCGCCTACGCCGCCGCAGTCGCCACCTGGCCGCCCTCAGACCGCCAATTCGTCCCGCACCCGGCCACATGGTATAACCGTGGCAGCTACGACGACGACCCGGCAGAATGGACCCGCACCAGTCCGGCCAACTCCACCGGCCCCGCCGGTCAACCGCCCAAACCCGCGCCGCCCCGCAACATTTACGCCCAACTCCCCGAGCCGGATGGCAACTGGCGCAAGCATCCGGCCATCTTGGAGGAATACGGAGAATATCCGGAAGATTTCAAGTGGACTGAACTTGTCATGGAAGCCCAGCTCGACATGACCGCAAGCATCAAGGCTTACGACCAAAAGGAAACCACCTCATGAACGACCTCGCCCCGCCTCCATCGGCTATCGAAATCGAAAAGGAACTCGTCGGCATTGCCATCCTGGAGCCCGACAACGTGCTTCCCGAGGCGCTGAAAAGCCTCGACATGGAAAGTTTCATGCACCCGGCCTGCCGTGCCGCCTGGTTCCACATGGTCCGGCTCTACGAAACCGGAAAGCCCATCACTCTGGCAACCATCACGGCCGAAATCCACGCCGCCGGAGACCTTGAAAAAGTCGGAGGTGCCATGGAATTGTCGGAACTCTTGGACTCAGCCGCCCCGGCGCACACCATCACCCCGCACCATTGCGAACGGCTCGTCGCCATGCGGCAGCGCCGCCAACTCCTCCGCGTCGCCGCGCAACTGGAGGCCCGCGCCCGCGACCTTGGCACCGACCCTCACGCCGTCATGCAGGAAACCCAGGGCGGACTCATCGACATCATCGGTCACGGCAGCCGCAGCGCCCGGCCCATGCGGGAAATCTCTTTCGATGTCATCCGAGACTTGGAACAGGCATACAAAAGCCGGGGAAGAGTCACCCGCGGAATTGCAACCGGGTTTGCCGACCTCGACCGGCAACTGATGGGCGTCCGCCCGAAATACTTCTACGTCATTGGAGCCAGACCAAGCATGGGGAAAAGCACTCTCCTGGTCAACATGGCCGAAAACATGGCGCTGGCCGGTCACTCAGTGCTCCTCTTCACCCTCGAAATGCCCGACCTCGACATCGGCACCCGAATGATTGTCGGCGGAGCCTCGGTGGACTTGCAGAAAAGCCGCTCCGGCCAATTTGCAGCCGCCGACCTCAGCCGCATCCGCGCAAGAGCCAATTCTTTGGCATCCGCCCCCATGTATGTGGACGACACCCCCGGCTTATCCATCGCCGACATCCGCGCCCGTGCCCGTGTCCACCACCAGCGCCACGGGGTGAAGGCCGTGTTCGTGGATTACCTGCAACTCATCAAGGGCACCAGCAAGCGCGCCGAGCAAAGCCGCTACCTCGAAATTGGCGAAGTCTGCAAAGGCTTGAAACAACTTGCCATGGAACTCGACATCGCCGTGCTCACCGCCGCGCAACTCGGCCGCCAGGCCGACGAACGCCGCGACCACCGCCCCATGTTGTCCGACCTCCGCGAATCCGGCGACATCGAACAAGACGCCGATGTCATCGCCCTGCTTCGCCGCCCCGGCTACTACCGGGAGAAAGAAGCCGCCAAGGGCAAGGGCAAGAAAGGCGACGACCTCAACGGCTGGGCCGGTGACGACGAAGACGCAGAGCCCGACAACATCGCCTACCTCGACATCGCCAAGCACCGGAACGGCCCGGTCGGCGAATGCAAGCTGGTCTTTGAAAGCCACTTCACACGCTTCCGCGACCCGGAAGGAACGAAGCTCTACGGCTAAAAATGGCGCGGAAACAATACACATACAATTTACACTTATGAACACCAGCAACCGCATCCTCGCCATGCACTGGCACAAGGAATACCCGCTCACGCCGCCCGCGCCGCGTTACCACCCTGCCGACCCGTATCTCATCGTCCGCAACCGCATCCTCACCGTCACCATCTGGCTGCGCACCGACGCCGGAGTCCGGAAAATCTCCCGCCGCGTCCGCCGCAACTGCGCCGTGGACATCGCCCGCGAACTCTGGTTCGACTTCAAAGGCCGTCTTCTCCGCGAGAATGCCACCTACGGCACCGCCCGCAACGCGCTGGCCTGGCTCGTGAACAACATCAAACGAAACTGACCTTATGCTCAACCTCACCAAAACCATCTGGGAAAAACTCGAACGCCAGAAAACCCTCACCGGCGATTATGGCGACATGCTTCTCACCATCCGCGCCTGCGGACGCTACTTCCTCCAGTTCAGCCTCCGCGACCGGTGCGACACCTGGCAGGAAGGCTGGCTACTCCCGACCCGCGACGCCAAAACCGCCCGCGGCGCGCGCGACGCCTTTGTGGAATTCATCCGCCGGGGCGACCTCCAACGGGAATGCCAAATCGAAGGCATGAAAAAGACCATGCAGGAAACCATCCGCGCCCACGAGAAAGAACGCGAGCACGCCCGCCGCGCCCGCGAGCACCCGGCAATCCTCGCCGAATGAGCGCCCCCGCCGCCATCCTCGACATCATCGCACGCCGCGACGAATACCCGGCGGGCTACCCGCCCATTGTCCCGCACCCGGTGGAGGACTTGCCCGACGTGGAAATCCTCGACGCCTGGGGCGAGGATGTCGCGCGGAAATTCCTTTGGCAACGCCATTGGCACATTCAGGCCATGGCCGAAGACCCGTTCCGCCACGGCCACCGCAACCCCATGTGGCGGCGCGTGGATGAAGCCCTCGCCACCGGCACCAACATCGCCCTCATCATGGGGGGAAACCGAAGCAGCAAATCCGAGTATGCCGCCCGCAAGGTCATGGAAACGCTATGCGCTTCGCCAGGAAAACGCGCGTGGTGCTTCCAGACGACCGGCCCCAACTCCATCGAGATGCAGCAACCCTACATCTACAAATACATCCCGAAGGAATGGAAGGACGCGAAGAAAGGCAAAGTAACCGACATCAGCTACCGCAGGAAAACCGGATTCAGCGAATCCACCTTCATTCTCCCCAACGAATCGCAATGCTGGTTCCGCAACTACGCCCAGGACATCGACACCATCGAAGGCGGTGAAGTAGACATCATCTGGTTTGACGAACTCGTGCCGCTCGACTGGGTGGAAACCGCCCTCTACCGCATCGTCACCCGCGCCGGAAAAATGCTCGTCACCTTCACCCCCATCGAAGGCTATAGCCCGACCGTGAAAGACTTCCTCCAGGGAGCCCGCGTCATCGAAACCGCGCCCGCTGAACTCCTGCCCCGCGATCCGAAGAACCCGGCCATGGGATTCGAGACCGTGCCGGTCATCCAGGAATGCGCCAAGCCGGGCCGGAAAATATTTTACTTCCACACCGCCGACAACCCGTTCGCCGGATGGGAAACCCTGAAAGCCACCCTTCAAGGTGCCAGCAAGGCCGACATCCTTTGCCGCGCCTACGGCGTGCCGACCAAGGCCATCGCCAACCAGTTCCCGCGCTTCAAGGAAACCATCCATGTTGTGCCCGCCGACACCATCCCGAAGGATGGAACATGGTATCACGGGTGCGACCCGTGCAGCGGCAGGAATTTCTTCATGCTCTGGGCCAAGGCATTGCCCAACGGCCAGGTGGCCATCGTGCGCGAATGGCCGCAGGCCGACGACTACCTCGAAGGCATCGGCTGGCCGGGACCATGGGCCGAGCCCGATGGCAAACTCGCCGATGGCAAACGCGGACCCGCGCAAAAGCCCTTCGGCTTTTCCCTCCGCCGCTACGCCGACGAAATCCAGCGAGTGAACAAGGAACTTGGCAAAGGAAATGCAATCGACATCGAATGCTCATGGATGGACAGCCGGTTTGGCAACACCCCGACCCTGAGCAGGGACACCGCCACCACCCTTATCGAGCAGATGGAAGAAGTCGGGATATACTACCTCCCGGCACCGGGAGAAAACCTTTCCGAAGGCATCGACATGATCAACGACGCCCTCTATTTCGACGACAGCAAACCCATCGACGCCACCAACCGGCCCCGCCTCATCATCGCCGACAACTGCAAGAACCTCATCTTCGC